CATGTTGAACTCATGGGGCTACCGCCAATGACCACCGCCGGCGAAATCTCCGGAACCGGCAAACGATACTACGACGACGGCATCCGCCGCCCACGCCACACCGAGGACTGGTACATCGAGCCGCCCTGGACCGTCGACCTCCTCCTCGAACACGAAGACTTCACCGGCGATACCTGGGATCCAGCCTGCGGCTCCGGCACCATCCCAGAAGCCTTCGCCCAGCGCCACCAATTCATTTTTGCCAGCGATATCGTCGATCGAGGATGCCCCGGGATGACGGAGCGCGACTTCCTCGCTACCCTCGCCACCACCGACGACGTCCGCGACCTCACCGTCGACAACATCGTCACCAACCCACCCTACCACCGCGCCGAGGCCTTCGCCCGCCACGCCCTCGACCTCGCCCGCAAAAAGGTCGCCATCCTCGTCCAGGCCAAATTCCTCTTCAGCCAACGGCGCCACGTCCTCTTCACCACGCACCCGCCGGCCCGCCTCTACTTTCTCTCGACGCGGCCCTCCATGCCGCCCGGCGACCTCCTCCAGGCCGGCGAGATAGAAGCCAAGGGCGGCAAGGTCGATTACCTCTGGGTCGTGTGGGACCACGAAGACGTCAGGCCGACGCAGGCCCGCTGGCTCCTCAAGTGACATCCAAAACCGAACGCCTCGCCGACGCCCGCGCCCAGATCACAAAATGGCGCGAACACCCCGCCTCGATGGTCCGCGAGCTCTTCCAGGCCGAGCCGGATGTCTGGCAGGAGGAGGCCCTCGAGGCCTTCCCCACCGACCAGCGGCAGGCGCTGCTTGCGAGCAAGGGGCCGGGAAAAGAACTTCGCAAGGACGCAATCATCCCGACGCCCCTCGGCGATCGCCTCTTCGGCGACCTTAAAGTCGGCGACCAGGTTTTCGCTATCGACGGTTCACCAACAACCGTCACCGCCGTTTTCGACAACGGCATGAAGCCCGTCTGGCAAATCACGTTCGACGACGGGGCTTCCATCGAAGCCGGCACCGAGCACCAATGGAAAGTCCGCGGACAGGCCGAGCGCAACCGCGAAGGTCAACCCTGGTCGGTCCTCACCACCCGCGAAATCATCGCCCGCGGCGTCCGCGTCAAGAACGGCAAGTGGTCAGGCCGCCAGTTCGAGATCCCGCTGCACGGCGCCGCCGAATATCCCGCCGCCAGGCTCCCAGTCGATCCCTACCTCGTCGGCGTCTGGATCGGCGATGGCACGCGGGCGAGAACCCACTACCACAAGCCGTCGCTCGAGGTTGAATTCGAAATACGGAGAAGAGGCTACCAAACATCACGAGACGTCGGCGACGAACGCTGCGACCGCATAAGGATTCTCGGCTGCGACCAGGCGTTCCGCCAACTCGAATGCTTCGATCTGAACAGCCCCGAACGCTTCGTCCCCGAAATATACAAGATCGCGTCGGTCGCCCAGCGCCAGGACATCGTCTCAGGCCTCATGGACACCGACGGATGCATCGGCGACGACGGCCATATGGAGTTCGACAGCACCTCAAGCCGCCTCGCCCTCGATATGGTCTGGCTCGTCCGCTCGCTCGGCGGCAACGCCTTCCTCAAGGATGGCATCAAGGCCGGCTGGTACTACGACGAAGCCGGCAACCGCGTCGTCTGCCACGACTGCTACCGCGTCACCATCCGCCTGCCCTTCAACCCCTTCCGCGTCACCCACAAGAAGGAACGCTGGACCGATCCCATGCGGTCCCCGTCCACCGCACGCTACCTCAAACGCTACATCGACAAGATCGAGGCCTCCGGCGTCGCCGACTGCATGTGCATCACGGTCGACCATCCAGAAGAATGCTACCTCGCCACCGACTTCATCGTCACCCACAACACCGCCTACCTCGCCTGGATCGCCTGGAACTTCCTCCTCACCCGCTCGCACCCCAAATGCGCCGCCACCTCGATCACCGGCGATAACCTCGACGCCAACCTCTGGACCGAAATGGCCAAGTGGCGCGCCAAAAGCGACCTCCTCCAACGCCACTTCACCTGGACGAAAACAAGAATTTTTTCCAACGACCACCCCGAGACGTGGTGGATGCAGGCCCGCTCCTGGCCCGTCTCCGGCGACCGCGAGCGCCAGGCCGAAACCCTCGCCGGCCTCCACGCCGATTATGTTTTGTTCCTCCTCGACGAGTCGGGCGGCATACCCCTCGGCGTCCTCTCCGCCGCCGAGGGTGGCCTCTCCACCGGCATCGAGGCCCATATCGTCCAGGCCGGCAACCCGACCACCCTCGACGGATCCCTCTACCACGCCCACCGCAACCGCCACCTCTGGCACGTCATCGAAATCAACGGCGATCCCGACAACCCCGGCCGCAGCCCCCGCGTCTCCGCCGAATGGGCACGCCAGCAGATCGAAGCCTACGGCCGCGATAACCCCTGGGTGCTCGTCAACGTCTTCGGCAAATTCCCGCCGAGCTCGCTCAACGCCCTCCTCAGCCTCGAGGAGATCGAGGCAGCAATGCGCCGCGTCTACCGCGAATACGACATCGGCGACGCCGCCCTCGTCCTCGGTGTCGACGTCGCCCGGTTCGGCGACGACGCAAGCGTCATCTACCCCCGCCGCGGCATCCAGGGCTTCTCGCCGCTCCGCCACCGGAACCTCGACTCGACGCAAGGAGCGTCCCTCGTCGCCCGCGTCTGGAACTCGATGGAAGCCGACGCCTGCTTCATCGACAATACCGGCGGCTTCGGCTCCGGCTGGATCGACCAGCTCCGCCTCATGCACAAAACCCCAATCGGCGTCGGCTTCGCCGAACGCCCCCACGACAGCCTGAAATACGCCAACAAACGTGCCGAGATGTATTTCGACGCCGCCCAATGGATCAAAGGCGGCGGCGCCCTCCCCGAATCGCGCGAGATGAAGGAAGCCTTCACCAGGACGACTTATACCTTCGCCAAGGGCCGCCTCCTCCTCGAGCCGAAAGAGGACGTCAAGCAGAAGCTCGGCTATTCCCCCGACGAGGCCGACGCCTTCGTCTTGACCTTCGCCGAGCCGATCGCCCCCTCCAAACGCCGCGGCATCACCGAGAAGCCGAAGCACACCTTCGAGCACGACCCCTATGCCAATCTCGACAGCGGCCGTACGCCGGCGTACAACCATCAGGTCAATTATGACCCGTTCCCGGGGAGCGGACCATGATCGAAGGACAGCCCTACCGCTACGATAGCCACGAGGACGACATGCTCAGCCCGCAGGCATGGCGCGGCCACCACGAAGCCGCAGGCGATCCGCCACCGCCGATGCTCTATGTCGCAACCATGATCGCCGCCCACGTCTACCTGATCGGCGCCATCGCCGCAGGAATCGCCTGGGACAAGCATTGGGTCACCACCCTCGCCCTCGCCTCCGCCGGTATCACCTACCTCTGCTTCCTCGCCCAGCTCGCGAACCAATACACCGTCGCCGTCGTCCTCGTGCCGATGTCCATCGCCGTGGGCGCGCTCGCCGGCGTCTTCCTGGTCATTTGATGGTTTCCAACGTTATCATCGTGCCCGGCCTGCACACGAAGCCGCGCTCGACCTCCTCGGTGCGACAGCCGCAGAAGCCGCCGCCGAAAGCTCCGGCCAACATCCACAAGCCAGGACTGAAAGGAGCGTGAGATGGGATTTCTCTTCGGCGGCCAGAAGCCGCCCGCACCGCCCCCGCCCCCGCCCAACCCGCCCTCGATGGCGAGCCAGTCGGTGATGCAGGCCGAGCAGGCCTCCCGCCAGGCCGCCGCCGCGGCATCCGGCACCGGCGGCTTCAGCCGAACCGTCAAGACATCGCAGCAGGGCGCGGCATCGCCGTTCACCACCGACAAGGTGCTCCTCGGTGGCTGACGGATCCCTTCCAACAATCGCCGACGTAAGCACCGCAAATTACGAGCGGATGGGACCGAATTTCCTCGCGCAGGAGCCTATCACCCTGCCGACGGAGAAACGTTACGGCAAAAAGCGGCTTAGCTGGTGGGATATACTATACTCTAAGCTGGAGGCTAGGCGCGGAGCGCTGTATACGTGGCGCTATTCCTGGTGGTGGCATTGGTCCGTACTGTGCCAATACTTCCTGCCACGGCGCTGGGCCTGGCTGGTCGTCGCCAACCGCATGTGGCGCGGCAACCCCGTCAACGACTCGATCATCGATTCGACCGGCCTCCTCGCCGTAAGAACCTGCGCCTCCGGCATGTGGACCGGCCTCACCTCACCATCCCGCCCCTGGTTCACCCTCGAAATCGGCCTCCCCTGGATCAAGGCCGACGCCGCCGCCAAGGAATGGATCGAGGATACCCTCAAGCGCGTCTACACCGTCCTCGCCCAGTCCAATTTTTATCAAACAATGGCCCAGGCCTTCCAGGACGTCACCGTCATCGGCACCGCCCCGATCATCGAGTACGAGGACTACGACGACGTCATCCGCTTCTATTTGCCCGCAGCAGGCGAATATTTCCTCGGCGCCGGCGCCCGCTTCAGCGTCGATACCCTCTATCGCGATTTCAACCTCACCGTCGCCCAGATCATCGAAATGTTCGGCGCCGAGCACTGCCCCGAACAAATCACCAACCTCTGGGAACAGGGCGGCGCCCCCCTCGAAACCGAATTCGTCGTCTGCCACGCGATCGAGCCGAATTTCGGCTTCTCCGGCCAGGACGGCAAGGAACCGATCCAGGTCGTTCCCGGTGCGTTCCCCTACCGCGAGGTCTACTGGCTCCGAGGCCAGAAATCGGAAGAACCCCTGTCAATCCGCGGCTTCTACGAGAGGCCCTTCGCCGCCGCGCGATGGGCAACCCTCTCGAACGAACCATACGGCCGATCCCCCTGCATGGACGCCCTCGGCGACAATAAGCAGGTCCAGCTCGAAACCAAGCGAAAGGCCGAATACATCGAGAAGGGCATCCGCCCGCCGATGGGAGCCGACCCGAACCTCAAGAACGAACCATCATCCATCGTCCCCGGCAACATCACCTACGTGTCGACCGCCAACGGCCAAAAAGGCTTCTGGCCCCTCTTCGAAGTCAGGCCCGAATGGCTCGCCGGCATGACCAAGGATATCGACACGGTCAACGCCAGGATCGACAAGGCCCTCTTCGTCGACCTCTTCATGGCGATCAGCAGGATGGAGGGCGTCCAGCCCCGGAACGAACTCGAACTCACCAAGCGCGACCTCGAGCGTCTCCAGGAGCTCGGTCCATTCGTCCACATGTTCGAAAACGAATTCGCCGCCCCGCTCATCCAGCGGACGCTCAACATCCTCCGCCGCCGCCGGCTCCTCCGACCCCTGCCGCAGTCCCTCCTCGGGATCCCGCTCAAGATAAATTTCGTCTCGATCATGCGCCTCGCCCAGAACGCGGCGAAGAGCGTCTCGATGAAGGACGTCTTCCAGGTCGCCGGCGCGCTCTCCAGCGCAGCCAAGGCCGCCGGTGTCCCCGACCCGATCCGCACCATCAACCTCGACAAGGCGCTCCGCGAATACGGAGATTCGGCCGAGTTCCCGCAGAACCTCTGGTTCGCCGACCAGGAGGTCCAGGAGCACGATGAGGCCCGCGCCAAGGCCGCGGCCTCCCAGCAGGCGCCGGGCGCCGCAATGGCCGCAGTCGACGCCGCCAAGACCCTCAGCCAGACGTCGCTCGGAGGCGGCAGCGCCCTCTCCGCCATGATCGGCGGTGGCGGTGGTGGCGGCATCCCCGGCGCAGGAGGCGGCGGATGACATGATACGAACATTTGAAGGCGCGATGTCGAATGGCACACCCATTACGCTGCTCTGCGAAGACAAGGGCGACAGCGTGCCAATGTACCGACACAACCGTAACTATCGGGCATGGACAACGTTTTTCAGAATGACACCCAAGAGCGGTGATCAATCCGGTCAGCACTGCGAAGTCTATGTGCAAGTTCGCATCAACGTGAAACCAGACAAGCGGCTTGAGGCTGATCGCGAGATGCTGTTGGATATGGGTGTCGACCTGACGACATTGTTTGACAAAGACGGCGGACAATTCCCGCTATGAGCGACCTCACCGAGCACGATGTCGTCCGGCAGATGAAGGAAAGCCTGCGTCAGGCGGGCGACGCCGCGGTCGAACTCTCCGAATCGCCGATCAAAGGCCCCGGCTACCGGCGCCTCCGGGAAAACCTCCTCCTCGTCGAGGGATGCTGCCGGCAACTCGCCGCCATGCGCGACGATTCGCGCTGGCTCGCGATCGGCTTCTACATGGCGGAGGCCCAAAAGCGATCGCGCAAATGGCTCGTCGGTGGCAAGGATCCGGTCACCGGCGTCCGTTTCGCAACCTCGATGTCGGTCAGGCATCCGCTCTTCGACCGCCTCGCCCAGAACATCGCCTTCATGCTCGCGTCCGTCGAGCGGCTTCTCACCGCGGCGACCGGCGTCGTCGGCAGGCCCATCCTGCCCGAGGTCCGCCACGAGCGCCGGATCGGCGCGCCGGTCGGCTGGGAAAAATCCTCCCGCGGTATCATCCTGCCGACCGGATCGCGCCACTGATGCCGCCAGATCCGCCCCTCGGCGACGAGGAGGACGAGCCGAACGCCGCTGAGGAAGAGACGGTCGACGCAGCCGACACCGCGACGCTCCAGCAGCAGAGAAAAAAACGCCGTCGCGCCGAGGACGCCGCCAGGGACTTCTGGCACGCCGTCTTCGCCATCCCCGACGGCCGCCGCGAAATGTGGCGGCTCCTCCACGAGGACATGCACGCTTTCGAAACGCAATTCGGCGCCGGCCCGAATGGATCGCCCGATCCCTACGGTTCCTGGTATCAACGCGGCAAGCAGGATCTCGGCCTTCGGCTTTACCAGCGCTGGCTCGCGCTCGAGCCCGCCGCGGTCCTCCTGATGCACCAGGAAAACGATCCGCGGTTCGCGAAGCCGAAGCCCGCGAAAAGGCAAAACAACGAAACCTAGTGGTCCCCTCTTAACTTCTCGTCAAAATCTGGTAGATATGCCCATCTGATTTTCCCGCTGCGTCAGTCTGCCGACGAGCACGTAGCGAGATGGGGATGGCTGAGAAGCCTCTCGATGACGGACCCGGGGCAGTATCGCCGGCAGCGCCTGCGCCCGGATCACCCGCGTCCATTCCACAAAATCCAGACAGCGCGGTAGCAGCTGTACAGGCAGACCAGCCTGCCGCCGCGCCTGTTGCCGCTGCGCCGGCGAGCCAAGACGCTGGCGCGGCGGCCTCCCCCGATACGCCGGAAGGCCTCGGCCCGACGCTCCTCGAGCAGGCTATCGAGGGCAAGGACAAACCTGCGGACAAACCAGCGTCGGAAGCCAAGCCGGCCGAAGCAAAGCCTGCGGACAAGCCCGGGGACAAGCCCGCAGCTGAAGCGAAGCCCGCCGAGGCCACCGCGCCGCAGCCCGCGGAACCCGTCAAGGTCGACTATTTCGCTGGTGACCTGAAAATCCCGGAGACGATCAAGATCAGCGATGCGCAGCGCGGCGAGGTCGCCAACGCGCTCGACATGATTAGGTCGGGTAAGACGGTCGAGGGCATGCAGGCCCTCGT